CTTGATGCCAAGATCAATAAGGCACCACCTTTAAATGGAAACTCCCCGGCCTCGAGTCAGTAATGGCTCGCGCTGCCGGGGAACGTTCTTTCACGAGTATCGCCCCTGATATTTCGCTCTACCCCACTGAAGAGTTTGTGAAAGAAAATCTTTCGAATCCGCTTATGACCCAATATCTGTTGCATGGTCGCACCCAGACCCATTTGAAAGAAAATTATGTTATTATTGGCGAGTCCTCGTTCCGCTACCCGCAGAAAAATGATTTTGCTCCTTCCGAATACTACGCGCCTATGCGCAAGTTCGTGAGTGGCGATTATGGTCTCTCACATGTTGATGCTATGAATGAAGTGGTTAAAACCCATGAAAAATATGCATTCGTGTGTGATCTCAGAGACTCTGCTTGGTTAGACGAACACGTTCCTAAAGCCTTTAGTATTATGTCCCAGATCTTTGCCCCAGCCCTCCAGGCTCCGACATTGACTGCTACCCAGGTTGTAGACTTACTCGATCTGAAAAAGGGTTCCGGTTTCGGCTGTAGCGGCACCAAAGGTGCTGCTTGGGCCCATGACCCCCTACTCTGTTCTCATTGTGTGAGTAATCCGAAAGATTGGAATGACACCCTCCCGGTTTGGGTCTGTTCTGGTAAGTTGGAAGTTCGTTTAAAGACTAAAGATTGTCGTTGTTATCTTATCTGTCCCTTGTGGTTACAGATGCAGTTGCAGCGCTATTGTAAAGCTCAGAACAACCAATTCATCGAAGAACGGTTTAAAATCCCTTCCGCCGTAGGTATGATCCTCCCTTACGAATGGCCCCTCTTGCATGAACGCCTCCATAGGTATCAAATTCCCGGTTATCGAATTAAGTTCTTTCAGGGTGATATCGAGAAATTCGATTCTACCCAATACCGTGCTTTTTATCACCTTATTTGTCGCCTTCGTGCTCACGGCCTACAACTAGTGGGCGAACAACGCGCTGAACTAGAAAGTCTCTATTATAACATCATTAACCGTGTTGTTGTGTTACCCGATGGCTCTGTTGTCTTCACTAAAGATGGCAATCCCTCCGGCTCCCCCAACACTACGACCGACAACGGTATGGTTCACATTGCCATGCTGTTGATGTGCTGGTATAAGGCTTTCGACACATTCCTTGGTTTTACCGCTTTCCTAGATAGAACCGGCTATGTGGTGTTCGGCGATGATTGTATTGCTGCTATCACTAACGAGCAGGACGAACGCTTTTTTGCCCAATTACCCGATCTTTGGCGATCTATTTACGGAAGTAATTTCGTGACTGAAATCGTCGACGAATGGCGAAAGGTTCATTTTTTGGGCGTTTCTCCTATTGGAAATCTTGCTCCTTATTGCTTTTTGACAAAACCTTATGACATTGACCGACAGCTCACTAACCTCGTTGAGAAAGGTAAACCTGCGACCAAGTTCGACCCCCTGATTGAAATTCAGCGCGGTTTGGCTCATCGCTCGTTGCTTGCCTTTACTTATCTTGATGTTAGTCACCTCGAGTTACCAATGCTTAAGTTGTGTATTGACCGCCTCTTTGACGATTACCGAGATATGTTGGAGTTAAACCCCATGTATGGGAAACTCTACGATCTCCATAAATTATCAGATGCTGACTTTGCACACAGGATGATTAACGATAAATCTGTTTCTGATTTGCTTGAGTCCTCTTCTGGATTCATCATTCCTGCTTCTTCACCCCAAGAGTTTCTTGCGAGCTATAGACCCGTCCAAAGTTTGTTGGTTTCGAATGAAATTGATCGCCAACAAAACGGTAACATGTCGCTTACCTATCGTGAATGGTGTTCTGAACACTCCTCTAAACTCTCCGGCTTGACTAAGCCCGAAAAGAAAAAACGTTACGCAGCCTACGTCAATCAAGGCAACTCCGGTGCTC